CCGACCGGTAGGTAGGTGTGTTTTAGTGTTTTGCTTTGTTTTGTTTTCGGGCGTGTTGTCCGTTTGTTTGTGTTATAGTATAATTATCCGCTTCAAGGGAAAGGAAAATAAAATGATTACAACAGGGGTTGACGTTTACACCGATAACGCAATACCGGTTGACTTGGTTGTCGTTAAGGGTGATGAGGGTTGGACTTCGTTGATATTTGCCGATAATATCACCGGTTTTGGCATGTGGCAACAAACTGGGGATGATACTTGGTATTTTGACCTTTGGGTGGATGACGATTATGATCTATTCCATGATAATGATGCAGAACGGATTACTGGCATTTGCGGGGCTGTTTGCGGCATTGATTGGGAGTATTCCGCCAACGATTTCCTTGCCGATTATGGGTTTAAGCTTGGTCGGTTTGATGTGGTTAAGGGTGATTGTTATGAGTTGGTTAAAGCTTGAACGGTGATAATCAACTTTAGGGAGAATGACATGTTCACTTCTGTTTTCGTCATTTGCGCGTGCATTCTTGGCGTTGTTATCGTTTTTGGTATGGTTTGAGTGTCTTTGGTTTGATTGGAGGTCGTGTTATGGAATGGCATTATTTCACTGTTTTTGACGAGTATCTGAGGATGGATCAGAAGTTCCGTTGGCGTGAAGCGCCGTGTGATTTTAGTGGTCCTGCTGGGGTTGATTATCGATTTCAGCTGTATTGCGGACTTTGTGGCAAGTTTGATTCTATCGCAGATTTTATTGACTTGGATGACGGTATTAAGTACTGCCGTGATTATGATTTCAGGTATTTTTACAGAGATTTCCATATGTTTTGAGGTGTTATAATGGTTGGCATGATTGTTGCCGTCTGCATTCTTTCTGTACTGTTTCTCGTGATGGTTGCTACGGTGTTTTACAAAGCGCCGCGTGATATGCGTGATGCCTTTTGTTTTTTTGCTATGCTTACTGTGGGCGTGGCTATTGTGTTGGTTTTCATAGTAAGGGGGGCCTGAGATGGCTTATAATGATATGAATGTTGCCGTGTTTGCGTCGCCGTTTGCGGGCGGTGGTGTGCGCCTGTGGTATTGTCCTCGTGGTCAGCGGTACGAGCTTCGGTATACTGTTCGGTTCCGCACCCCAACCGGGTTTAGCGACTCCACGGCATCATGCGCATATGACGCGGCTGATAGTTATCAGATTGCGGACCTCATGTTGGACGCCATTGACATTGCCCGCACGCCTTTAATGGAGAGGAATTAGCCGTGTATTTTCGTGGTTGGATACATTCGTGGATATGCGGCACGTGTCCGGACGCCGATAGTTATTGGTGTTTGCGCGCGTTTTGGGCTGGGAGACATCATAAGCGGAGCGCCACTGATCCTCCGAAACGTTGCCCTGACCGGCAGTTGTGGGCGGCTATGTGGTTGTATGGTGACAGTGATTTCGTGGACGAATTGGAGTTTTAGGCATGTATAGCACTTTCGTGGCTCTCGCATACTTGAGGGATGTGCGCAAGCCGCCTATCGAGGTCGGCTACGCGCCCTCTTACAAGGACGCGGCGGATCTGATTAAACGGTGGGCGGCCATTCGGTCTCATACGGAGAATATCAGCTATTTCCGCGTTGAGGAACGGTATTATGTTTAGGCGCGGTGATGATAGGCGTCCGATTTATCGTATGCGCGATTTTGACGACGCCATTATGGAAAGCAAGCGTATCGTCCGCGCCACAAAAGGCCATAAGCGTGAGCTGAATTTGAAGCGTTTCGACATGGGGTATGGTGATTTTGAAACGTGCTGCCGTGCCGTGAACATGCTGTGCGAGTTGTGGCGGGACGCACCTAGCGCATGGTTTACGCAAGCGGTTATAACCGTGTCTCAGATATGCGGCAGTCTGACTATGTGGGACGGACTCTCTGCCGCCCTATCCCGCACGTTCGATGTCGAATATTTGGACGGTTCCATCAATCCGTCTAACCTGATTGCATGGTGTGCGGTCTGTGCCGTCAAGGGCGGCACGTCATACGACTGTTGCACGATTTTCGACAACCCTCAAGCGCAAAACCTGATTATCGCCGTGTTTAAAAATTTTGACAGACTGGACACGACACGGTATAATGACGATGAATTGCAAAAAATCTTACTGCAGGGGAGGTAAAATGGCTAGAACCAAAACCGACATTTTCCGAACGCGCGTCTATGCCGTGCTAAAGGGCATGGAATTGGTGGACGGTGACTTTATGGAAGCTGAACACGTTATCGACGGACGCCTTAAGGACGCTCGCGCATATTCGATTCGCGCGAAGAAACTGTTTCCTAATTTCATTCCGCGTTCCATCAACATTTTTTCGCAAAAAGTCTCAATGAATGAGGAAACTTTTTACAAGTATGCGACTTTCGGGGAGCCGCAAGAATGGAACCCCGAAGAACACACAAAAAATCGACACGCCGACGTTGAAAATAATGAAGACGTGTGATATAAAAGATTTTAGGCATAAGCCTGAAAATAAAACAACAACAATCTAGGAAAGGTTAAACAATGGAAAACAACAACAATACCGCACTCGTAGCATTCAACACCGAAAACACCGAACTCGGCACCGTCCAGCACTTCATCGACACCTCTACCCGCGAAGGCAAAATCAAGCTCTACAGCGCATTGCAGAACGCGGAAAAGCTCGACGAACACCTCAACGAGCCGCTGAACATGACGAACGCAGTCGCGCAGGCCGTGCAGGTGACCGACGACCAGACGGGCGAAATCTCCAATACCGTGCGCGTCATTATCGTGACCGACGACAACAAGGCGTACGCGGCCACCTCCCCGACTCTCGCCGCGGGACTTAACACCATGTTCGGGATCTTCGGCACGCCGAACACTTGGACGGAACCGCTGTGCATCAAGGTGGTGGAACGTCGTTCCCGTCGTGGTTTCAAGTTTTTCAGCATCGAGCCGGTGGACGAGGGAACCAAGTGAGCTTGCTATAATAACTGAGTAGCGTCCATCTATAGGGAGCACCCAATCTTGGGTGCTCTCGCCATCTTAAGGACTGTGCCATATGTCTCGAAAGCAAAAGCATGTCAAGGCACGTCAGGCCGCGCAAGCCCGCGCCGCCCGCAACATCAAACAGCTTGGCGCTTACTCCCACTCGAATCTCGCCAAAACCGCGGACAAACAACTGGTCAACATCGCCAAAACCTTGGGCAAAGAGTGGGAGCGGCAGAAGAAACAGGCCATAGCGGAAGCGAAAGCAACCCCATACCGCGCCGCCGCTGTGGAGAAACCGACGAAAAAAGACATCATGTTCGCAGGGCGCACACCCATCACAGACGCGCAAATCCAGGCGGAGCCGGTGGCGAAACGACGTAAACTCTTGCGACAGCAGCAGCGGAAAATCAATGCGGCACGACGGAAAATCAACGAGTGGAACAAGGTTCAAGCCATGCCACAACGTAGCGTGTTCGACCAGCGCGTGGCTGAAATCACCGGAACCACCGGTGAGGGTTTCGGACGTAATCAGATCATTCCATCGAAGCTCACTGATTTTCTGCGAATGACGAACGTGCTGTCAGACGAAGCATTCGTGCGCTCCCAACTGGAAAGCGGGCATCGCAACGAACTGCTGGATCAGATGCACGATGCCGCCGAAATACTGGGATTGCGCACCGAACAGAAACGCAAGCGCAAACCGTCCAAAAAGCGGAAAACGGGCAAACAGGGCAAAGAATTGTATGGTGATCATGAATGGCCGTCATACATGTCACGCGGACGTTATGAGGTGTTTGAAAAAATCTTGGCCACCACGCTCGGCTCGAAACGTTTGAAACGATTCCGCCAACTGTCGGCAGCGCAAAAGAGGGCGTTTATTGAACAGACGGACGCCCCACGAATCGTGTTCGACTGGACGGTATACGATCCCGTGCGTCACGGTTTCACGTCGATATTTCGCGATAATAGCAGGGGCTATCAGCGTTCACGCAAGCAGTTCGATAGGTGGATGACGGAAGCGGGCGCACTGGAAAAGTAGCGGACGAGTAAGCAAGGGAAGTTACCATGACCATGCAAGATAACAGGGTGGGATTATGGTGTGCGGATAACGTCATACGCTTTACGGACGGCACCGTCCTGCGTGACGTCACCGCGCCTAAGAGTCTTTTGGCGTCCATCATGTCAGGCGGCAAACTCACCGTCTACGTGACTAAACCCGAACTACTGGACTCGTTTATCGCGCACGTCGTACACTCACTCCCCCACAACGAACACAACTCTAACTTGAGTTGGGATGCGATAGTGTCGAAAAAAGGCAAGTTCTTCAGCTTCACAGTGCGCATCGACCGCGAAAATTCCACACGTTTCTTCGACATATCGAATCTTCTGCGGGAAAACTGTAAGCTTACCATGACCGGCACGCAACTGCTCGACATCCTGAGAGAATACGACAACCGCGGTTTGTGCAAGATCACCGCAGGTGGTGCGAGCATGGAGGCGTTCGCGTCCGGCGAGTGGAAATGGTATTACGACAAATTCCCACAACTCGAAGCCGAAACCAAAAAGTCATTGCATGACGCCTACATCGGCGGTTTCATGGTAGCCAAGGAGGGGACTTATGGCAAGGCTATCGACGTTGACTGCAATAGCATGTATCCGAGCATTTTGCGGGATGAGTGGTTGCCGTGGGGTGAACCGGAACCATACGAAGGCGAATACAAGCAGGACGATGACATGCCGTTGCATTGCGACGAACTCACGTTTCGCGCGGAACTCAAACCAAACGGCTACCCATTTCTACTCGACAATCGCAGTATTTACGGACTGAACCGTCTCACCTCAACCCGCGGGTACGTCACACGCGTGCTCACCGACATTGACCAGGAACTACTTTATAGGAATTATGACGTGAGCGTCTACAAGCATGTCAGGGGGTGGAAATTCCGCCGCTCCAAAGGGTTTTTCCGCTCGTTCATCGATGAATGGGGGGAATTGAAACAGCGGGCGACGGGAGAGAAACGGCAGATGGCGAAACTAATCATGAACGCGCTTGTCGGTAAAATGGCGAGTCTGCCAAAAGGCGCCGTCATGCTCCCACTCTCGAAAGACGGCATAACCTTGGATTGGGATGTAGCGCAACGCGAAGAGTCGAATCTGAAAACCGATTACCTCCCCGTGCCTATTTGGGTCAACGCCTACGCCCGTCGCAAACTTATGACCGTGTGTCACGCGAACGCGGATAGACTATTGTACGCCAATACGGACGGGTGCATATTGAGCGGTTGGGAACCCGTGCGATCATGTGAGATTCATTCGACCGAGCTGGGGAAGTGGAAGATCGCCGCACGATATGAGAAATTGACGATACTGGGCATGAACCGTTATCAAGGGTGGAGAGAAGACGGGGAGGTTGACGTATGTATGGCCGGAAACATGTTTTCCCAGCCCATTCCTTACGAAGAGTTTAGGCATGGAACGCAAGTCGTAGACGATTACGGGACAATGGTCATGTTATAATGCCTATTGTCTTCTGAGCGTCGATTTTCGACTGGGAGCAACATGGGTCGGATTGCCACGGCTGAGAATGCCGCCGACCGTGAATATCACTATCGTGGCGGTAGTGCCCTACGATTTTCAACTCGCGCTCACATAGGACGGTTCGACCCCGCGTGATTGCGGGGTCATTTATTTTCCCACCGCATGATATAATTTTGATGAAAACACTACAATGTAAGGAGTTTTGCATGGCAGATCCAAACAATGAGGGAGAGGAAACAACTACTCCGCCGCCGACCGAAGAGGAACAGCAGACGGAAACCGTTGACGATGAGGTCAAGCCGAAAGAACCGGAACCGGAACCGGAGCCGTCCGAACCGGATGTAAGCGCGCGCCTTGACGGTATCGAAAAGGAATTGGCCGCACTCAAGGCCATGATGGACACGCTTGGCTACACCGAACCGGCACCGTCCGACAATGACGGCGACAACGACAATGATGGCGAGTCAATCGAAGATTTGTTCGACTAAAAGAAAGGTATAAACAATGTCCAATATTCGACCACTTGCAGGCAAGGGTGACGTTGAGATTTTCAACGCCGTCCGTAACGCCACTTCACCACAGTTCCAGACCCGCATTCCCTCCGCGACTCAAGGCAATATCCGCAATGCGGTGGACACCATGCGCAACTTCCCCTACCTTCGTGACGAGTTCACGGGGGTGCTTATCCAGCGACTGATCGGCCTTTATATCCAGCACGCCGACTGGGATGACCCGCTCAAGCTTATCGGCTCCCCCCGCACCTTGAAGCGCTACGGCAGCACCTACGAACAGGCCGCAGTCGGCTTGGTCAAGGCACGCACCCGTAATTTTAACAAAGAGTACCTTGGGGATGATGTGTATGGACGATACTCGCTGCCAACCGCGTCCGTATTCCACCCGCTCACGTTCGATCATTATTATCCCGTCACTATCCCGGAAGACGCTTTGTTGACCGCTTTTGATGGCGAAAGCGGAATGTCGGATTACATCGCGGAAATCATGAACGCGCCTATCCTTTCGGATAGAAACGACATGTACTTGATGAAGACTCAGTGCTTTGCCGAGTATGCGCGTAAGGGCGGTTTCTACCGCGTGCATACCCCCGACGTTGGCAAGGCCGACTCGACCGAAGCGGACGCGAAGGGCCTGCTGCGACTCATTCAGCAGATGGCGAACGAACTCAAGGCGTCGCCAATGAGCGCCATGCCCCGATATAATGCCATGTCGTGGGTGACTCCGTGGCGCGATTCGGAAGCCATCCTCTTCGCCACCCCGCAGGTTATCGCAGCGCTCAACGTCGAAGCATTGGCCGCCGCGTTCAACATCGACAAGGTGAACGTGCCATATCGCATCATCCCGATCCCGGAGGACATGTTCGGTATCGGCGGACAGGGCGGTAAGGTACAGGCCGTCCTGACCACGGAGGACTTCTTTTTCTGCTGGGATGAAATGTTGGAAACCACCAACTCCCCCGTGAACCCGATTGACGGCACGCGCAACATCTTCTACAAGCATCGTGGCAGCATCACCCCTAACCCGTTTGCGAACGCGATTCTGTTTTGGACTGGTGAAGGTTCCGTCAATTCCGTTACGTTGCCCGATACTCTTACTACCAGCAAGCCGATATTCGAGCTTAAAGTGCAGAAATACGGTCAGCCCGCCGTCACCCCGCAAAACGTGTCCCGTGGCGACTTGGTGCAGGTGGTGTCCACTATCGAAAGTGGTAACAAGGCTAATGCGTCCTTCCAGCCGGTCGGCATCACCTATGGACTTGAGGGCGCGACTTCACAGTTTACCACTATCGATAATAATGGCATCCTGCGTTGCGGTTTGGACGAAACCGCCGAAACGCTTAAGGTCACGGCTCAGGCCACCTATATCAATCCGGCAACGCCGGAAATCGACCAGACGGTTTCCGCCGCGCTCGATGTGCCGGTGGTCGGTACTTGGCTCGGCGGCTGGAAGACGGGAGCCATCGAATCCCTTAGAATCGATGGCAACAAGGACATCAAGGTCGGAGAGTCCACGGCACTTAAGGCCATTGCCCGTAAGACAGACGGGAATACTGTCGACGTAACCAATCTCGCACGATGGGTAGTTGGCGGCTCTGCCGCAACTATCAGTCCTAACGGCGTAGTGACTGGCAAGGCGGCAGGTACTGCCAATGTTGCCGCAAAGTTTGCAGGCGCAGAAGGCGATACGCAAGTTTCCATTGCCGCCAAAGGTTAAGGTTAAGCAATAGCAGCTAGAATAGGTGTGGATAGACTTTTATCCACACCTATTATTTTTAGGAGGGTTTATGGGCGCAAACGATTTGCCAATCAATTTCAGCTACGCGAAATGGACGCCGAACACACGATTCAAACTCTGTAACGTGCCGTGGGATATGGGATACAGGGATATTGTGAAATGGGATAGACAGGCTCAGCATGACTATTTCGGGCGTCTGGATGGCATCGAGTTCACAAACTGCACCATGTCGAAGTATGGGTTGCCGGTACGACTGCCGGTGCCGTTCGCGCAAGCATCGAAATACAACTACCTGATCGCGACGAACGACTACGACTTCGACACCCCCCGTTCATGGTATTATTTCGTCCAGACATGCGACTATATCAACGCGAACACAACACAGCTCAACATCCAGCTGGACGTGTGGCAGTCATTCCAGCATGACATCCAACTCGGCAACGCGTACGTCGAACGCGGACACGTCGGCATTGCCAACGAAAACGCTTGGAAAGACTGGGGCCGCACCTATCTCGACCTGCCCGAAGGACTGGATACGGGCAAGGCAATGGTGGTCACGGGACAGCAATACAGGAGTCTGATCGGCGAAACGAACGGCTACACCACCTTCGGAGTGCTCGTGGTGTCAACCACCAAACTGGACACCGACCCCGGCACCGCAAGCGCACCGAAAACCACATGCGCGGACGGCAGCGCTTTCGAAAACCACACAAACGGCACAGCATTATACTATTTCTCGGACGCCTTGGACTTCCTCGCAGTGATGGGCGCGGGCGCGGAATACCCTTGGGTGACACAGGGCATTTGCGGCATCTACGCCATTCCACAGCTCCCCGAAGCCCTTTTGAAAAATCAGCAGAAACCGGGCGTGTTCTTCAACCACATGATCGACTGGCGTGGCGACTGCTACCGCTTGGAGATCAGACATAACGACGCCAAAAGCCGCTACGCCGACATTATCCATATCAAGGACTTCCGTGATAATTTCAAACTCCCCGAACGGTACAAGTATCTGCAAAAATTCCGCACCGCACCATACGCGGTACTGGAGTGCTCGTGTCTCAACGGTACCGTGATTACCTATAATCCCGAACAGATACCAAGCGCTGACTTGACCATTCGAGAATCATGGGACTACGCGCCACCGTCTCCGCGACTCAATTTCTATCCGCGCGGATACAACGCCGGGAGTGTCAGCGAACAATCACCATTGCCTAAAGACTCCGGTCTGCCGATCGATTCGGGCGAAATGCTCAACGCATCATTTGGCATCACCAATTTCCCAACTTTCATGACGGTGAACAACGGCAGCGCCCTTGCACTCGCCAATTCCGCATACACGCGTCAATATGCGCAGCAAAGCGCGGATTGGAGTTTTCAAAAAACTCAAATGGGCATTAACAACGCCTACGCGCAAGCCCAGCTCGGCACGCAATATGCAAGTGCGCAGAACAGGCTTGGAACGTCGAACCGTAATGCCATGAATGCGATCAGCAACCAGTCTGCGCAAATGAGCACCGACTTGACACTGAAAAACCTCGGCTTCAACAACCAAATGTCGCAATTGAACACTATCGGTTCGGGTGTGGCAAACGCAGTCGGTTCCGCAGTCACGGGCAATATTGGCGGTGTGGCCGGTGCCATCGCGGGAACCGCGATCGGCGCATGGACGAACCAGCAAACCTACAACAACAACGTGTCAAGCGCGAACCAACAATTGGCGAACACGCAAACCACCAACAACGCAAGCACCTCACAGGCCAACGCCTACTCGCTTGCGCAAACCAACTTGGGGAATCAACAGACTATGCAGTTCGCGGATATGAACCGGCAACTCGCTCAGGCCACCGCGCAAGGCGATTATGAAAACACGATCGCGGGCATCAACGCACAGGTGCAGCAGACCCAAACGATACCCCCTACCACGTCGGGGGCGCTTGGCGGGGACGCCTTCAACCTTGCGAACGGGCTGATCGGTGTCATGGTACGTTTCCGGCAGATTCCTCCAGCAGCCATGCGCTCCATTGGCGAAGTGTGGTTAAGGTACGGTTACTACGTACAGCGATTTATGCGGTTGCCAGAAAATTTAATGGCAATGTCCAATTTCACCTATTGGAAACTGCATGAATTGTACGTGCGTAGTTCGACGTGCCCCGAAGAGTACCGATTGACAGTGAAGGGAATTTTCGAGAGTGGTGTGACGGTATGGACTGACCCCGATAAGATCGGCGTCACCGATTATGCGGATAACGTGCCGCTTGCCGGTATCGCATACTAGATATAATGGAGAGAGCGTAAAACCTCTCTCCATTATTATTAAGGACGGTGAAAAACATGGGCAAGCGCAATAACGCGCGTAGGGCCACGCACTGGGATAACCAGAGCGTGCTTGGCTCCATGTGGGGCAATCTGAACCTACCTGAAATGCGGCAGTCACTGCGCATCAATCAATATATGAAGCTGATTGAGATGTTGGCAGTGTCGCGGTTCAAGTGGATTAACCTTCCTCCCTACATTGACGAACGATACCTGGAACTGACCCTTTTTGAAAACGGCCTAGCACTCTTCTTCCCCGATAAGCGCAAGGGTGTGCACCGTTTCATGGTCACGTCGGGAGCGCTTGGCGGAGTCAACAATTACAATAATCCGACGTCTTTTCAGCCGGTTGCCACAAACTACTCGCACCCGCAAATCGGGAGCAAGGAATGCGTACCGATTTGGGATAATCAGCTCAGATGCACCATGATTGACGTCATGTGGAATTACGCCACACGACTCGCCATTGCAGACCGCGCGTTGGACGTCAACCTCGACAATATTTCGGTGCCGTTGATCATCGCCACGTCCGAAACCAACAAACTCACCGCCCAAAACTTGATGAAGGCGCGCGAAGACGGAGACCCATACATTTACACGTACGATAGCGCCGACATTACCGGCATGTTCCAGACATTCCCCAACGTCACCCCGTTTTTGGCGGATAAGATCATCACGACGAAGACGCAGATCTGGAACGAACTTGTAAACTACCTCGGCATCGACAACAGCACGACGGAGAAGAAGGAACGACTACTTGAGTCGGAAGTGACTGCAGGAAACAGTCGCACAAACGTCTTTCGCCTGAGCTACTTGAAGGCGCGTCAACAGGCGTGCGACACGATCAACCGGTTGTGGCCGCAAATGGCCGACTCTGGGAAGCCGATCGGTATCGAGTGGAACGACACGACTTCGGGCGGACTCTTGGACGTTGACGGAAACAAGGAAGAGGAATAAATATGGTGCAGGACTTGAGCATGTATGCGGTTAAAGACAGCATGGCGGATTACACCTTAACGCTTGGTAATCTAATTGCACGCGGTTTTGACACGGATGAAAAACTGCATTTGAGCGCTCAATATTATCCGATTTTCGACGAAAACCACAGGGCGATCCTCAACGAGAAAATAGTGGCGCACTACGCACTGCGTGAAATCGGCAGTGAAACGCCGCAAATGTTCGTGTTTTATCTAGGCCGTACCATGCGAGAGCAGATGGACTATTTCAACCAACTCTATTTGTCCGCCCAGCGCAAGTTTGACCCCTTTATCACGTCCGACATTAAGCAGTCGATGGACTCCACCAGTGTTAACGAGTCCAGTGGCAAATCGAGCGGCACACAATCGAACGAGTCCACTGCGAACAGCACGTCCGACACCACGGCCGACAATTCGTCAATGACGTTCAACAGCGAGTTTCCGCAGACTCGCATTGACGACTTCCGAAGGTACGCCACAACCGCATCGCAAACGGACTCGACAGGCAACACGCATACGAGCACTCAGCAGGACAGTACCGCCACCGCGTCCAGCACCAGCAACACCGATTTTTTGCATTCCTCCGACAAGGGAAACAGCGTGTCGCATACGCTCGGCACCAGTGGCTCGCAGTCACAGCTCTTACAGGATTGGCGTAACACCATGCTCAACATCGACATGATGGTAATCAACTCTTTGGAAGACTTGTTTATGGGTGTGTGGGGGAGCGGTGACAACATGACCAACGTGCCACAATTGTATTCCACGTCACTCGCCTACAATCTCGGCCACTAGAGTATACTTGACATTGACAGATTGGAGGATTATGGACGGAATTAACATGTGCGCCGCGCCCTTGGATGTTGACCCGCGGCAGCGATATTTCACGACGGTTCAGCCTTTTTCATACCGCGATACGTTGACAGTGCTCGGTTACGTGCAGGAGGTGGCCGAACACTTGGACGAACTGCGCGAGTCGGTGGACGATCTCGCAAAAGACGAAAACGCGGACATTGACGCCATCAACAAGACTCTAGCGCAGGTAGCCGCATGGCAGGCCAGCGTAAACTCAACACTGGATGATCTGGCCGCAAAACTCGACAAGTTTGAAAACAGCGAGATCACCTACAATCCGACCACAGGACGATATGAGAACTCGGAGAACACGAACCGTGATATCTACCGCGAACTCGCCGTATTCGGCGCGCGGGTCGACCAGATGGCAACCATGACCGCAGCTCAGGCCGCGCAACATGATTGCATCACTTGGGCGGTATTGGGTAATAAAACCATCTTCGGCAATAATGAGCCGAGAGTCACGCCACGACAGTAAGGACAATACCAATGGCAGACAATGGACAATACGGACACACAAACCACCTCGACCTACCCTTGTATACCGACACCACGCCAACGGATTTAAGGGACGGATACAATCAGGCCATGCGAATCATTGACCAGAAAATGCACCAGCTCGAAATACTGGTGCGCGAAAACAAGGAAGGCAACCAATGACCACCTACACCAAGACCGATAATTACGCCCTCAACCTCTACGGAGACACCGACCCCGCAGACTTGCGCGACGGCTACAACAACTCCATGCGCACCATTGATACGACTTTGGAAACGCACCTCAATCGCATTGAGGGTATGGAGTCGCGTGAAACACATGACGAGGAAGTGGTCAAGGCGCTAATTGGCGACAACACCGTCGATAGCGCCACCGCAGCGAAAAACAAGTGGGACAAGGCGGAGTCGGACGCTACCGCTGCCGCAGGTAAGGCCGACAACAACACGGCGATCCTTGCCGCGTTGGGAGCTGACACCACAGCGAACGCCACCGCCAATAAAACCAAATGGGACAAAGCGGGATCGGACGCAGTAACCGCCATAAGCAAGGCCGACAACAACACAACAATCCTCACCGCACTTGGAGCAAGCTCAACCGTTGACGCCACAGCACAAAAAACCAAGCTGGACAACACCGCAGCCAAAGTCGATGAACTCGCGGACGCGCGTGTAGACAGCAAGCTTGACTCGCACTTCATTATCCACGCGCACCGTGGCTCGTACCGTTTCCCCGAAAACACAATGGAGGGAATCATGTGGGCGGTACGTCACGGATACGTTCCAGAAATCGACGTGCAACTCACGTCGGACGGCATACCCGTAATCCTACACGACACCTCCACCGCCCGCACCATGACAGGCTCCGCAGCCAATGTCTCCGCCATCACCTGCAAGGACTTCATGAGCCGAGAGGTCAAGGCTAAAGTGCATGGCGGCAATACCGGCAAGCCGGTAAGCATGGAGCAGGTGCTCCAAGCCGTGGGTGACAGTCCGGTTGATTTTGAAATCAAGTCACTGGACAACGCCACCACCGACGCCATGCTGGAACTGCTACGCAAGTATAATGCAACCGCAATCCACGAATTGACTTCGTTCAGCTGGGAACAATGCGTCCGCGCAGTGCAAGGCGGAGCGAAATACGTGTCATACACGTGGGATGTGGACGCCATGCCGCACTCTTGGACTGACATGAAGAATGCCGGCATTTTCTGCGGCAACCCGCATGAAGACAAACTCACTTCTTCGATGGTCAGCGCCGCGCATTCGGCGGGCGTCAAAATCAATCCGTGGCTCATCAACGACCCAGTGGCATATGAGCGAGTCACCGCGCTTGGAGTGGATGGCATCACCTCCAATTGGCCGGATTATGCGACAAAACAGATGTGCCGCAACTTCACGCCATTCAGCACCGGCGAAAATACTTTCATCCGTCCAACACGTTTCCAAGCGTACGGACAGCAAGCTTATGTTGACATTTCGGACGCTGACAGAGCCAAAAGCACGTACTTGGCGCCGGACGGACTATTCCAACTCGGAGACGCTGACGGACAGATGGCCGTCGAACTCGTTGAGGTTGGACAGGTGACTTTGCCGGTGTCAATCGACCTCGAAGGCTTCATGAGCCGCGTGCAGATCGGTACGGCTGGAGATACACGCAACATCGCAGTCGTGGCCGTCAAGGAAAGCACGGATATCGAACCGTGGGAGGATAACAAGAAGGCCGGACAGGTCGGCATTATCGCGGGCGTGCGACGTAATGGCGCCACCTTCGGTGGCTTCTACCAAGACAATAGAGACACGGTGGCTTTTGACTCGACCGACACCAGGACGCCCGCTGTTGGCAATGATGATAGTGTCGCAGTACATGCGTCCTTTGTGCTCGACAAAGATCATGCACGCATCATTTGGGCCTACTCCAATGGGCAGAATGGCGACATAACCACAGGAGATAACAAAAACGTCACCTTGCCGGACGAAAAGTACAGGCTCTACTTGCGTGTCAATCGCAATTTTAAGAGCGCATGGAAAATCAGGGTACGCCCTTCTGACGGCTATCTTTACGAAAGCTGATGGACCATCCTAAACAATAGCCATGCCACTATAATGGTGGCATGGCTATTACTTTTGATGATTGGGTTAAACAAACTCAAGACCGCTACTGGGATATGGACGGGGCCTACGGGGCCCAATGCTGGGACTTGTGGGCCAAATACTGCATGGACTTATACGGCGCGTCCGTAAGTGACTGCATCACGCCAACCGGCTATGCGGAAGGAAACTACTCGCGCTTCCCCACCAACGCGAAGATGGCTGCTATTTTCGAGAAGAAACCCGCCGACTACAGTCCCGTAAAAGGTGACGTGGCTTTTTGGAATTTCTCAAGCCAACATACCGGATCGCACGTGAGCATTGTCGTGGAGGATGGCGTACATAACGGACGGATCACCGTCTTATCGCAAAACCCTAATCCCGCGCAACGCATGAGTTTCGACTTGACGGCATTCCTAGGCTACCTTCACCCCAAAGCACTTGGCGAAGGTGGTGGCACGACCTCGACGGAAAATAACCCGACAGGAGACAATAGCCACGGTTCCCCCGACTCCGCGCGCGGTGGCGCATGGATCCACTGGCAAGGCGACAACCTCTACTTGCACGAGTCCGATAATGCCGGAACGCGGACACGCATCTTTTACAAGACAACCGCCAACAATTTTTCCGAAAAAGCGTCACAATCCCAGCCGTCCAGCGACAACGGACAGGCGCATCCCTCCGTGTCTTTGTCGGCAGAGAACTCCTACGCCCTCTACGTGGTTGGCACAGTCGAAGCGGGGTTGCGCTGGGATGCTGTCGAAGCGGCGAACCTGCAAGGTATTGGCATTGCGCAATGGAGTTTCGAACGCCGCCTGCAAGTGCTCAACGCCATGAAAGCCGCCGACCCAGCCGGATATGCGACGTTCAAGGCGTCCGCGCCTGAAATCGCATCGCTTATGGAGTCGGGCGGCACGTTCAAACGTTCGCTCACCTCGGCGGAAGCGGCAGCGTTCCGCGCATGGGCGGGACGGAACGAGTCACGTGACGGACAACGCAAGCAGTTCGCGGAAGACTACGCAGGATACCCCAAAGAGTATAGTGACACGAAAATGCAGATTCTTTGGGTGACGGCATACCACCAATCACCGGCGAACGCGTTGAAGGTGCCGAAAGCTTCGAACCTCGCACAGCTCAAAAGCAATATTCTCGCCACATATCCGTTCGGGCCATATACGACGAGATACAATCAGGCATATTCATTGCTGAGTGTGTGGGGTGGCAAGTCTAATCCTCCCGCGTTCTAAAAGTGTGGTATACTTAATAGTGGCAGTGGTTGTATGATGACCTTTCCCCTTGAACGGCTGCCAATGATAGGTTGGTGGAGGGCGTGCGAGTCATGGCGCACGCCCTCCACTAGTTTTAGGAGGGTTGCAAGCATGACATTGCAGACGCTTGACGAAGGCGATTATTACGATCTGCATAATCTGTTGACGCGAAACGCCCCATGGAATTTCATAATCGGCGCGCGTGGCCTAGGCAAGACGTTCGCCGCTAAACGGTATGGCATCAAAGAATATATCAAGCACGGCCATGAGTTCATTTATTTGCGCCGAACCGACGTGGAACAGCATAGGAAAGAGACCTTTTTCAAGGACATTCAGGAGTTCTTTCCCTCGTACGAGTTTCGTGTCAACGGCGAAAAAGGGCAGATTCATAAGGCGTCGTGGGATGAAAAGGACTGGAGGACATGCTGTTATTTCGTCGCGCTCTCTCAAGCGGGCGGACTCAAGTCGGTAGCCTATCCGAAAGTGCATCTTATTATTTTCGACGAGATTTTCCCCGACAATCTGCGATTTTTAAGCAATGAAGTGAACTCGTTCAGCGAGTTCTATAATACGGTAGATCGTTGGCAGGATAGAACAAAAGTTCTATTCCTATCGAACGCGGTTCAAAAGGCTAATCCATATTTCGCCAAATACCGGTTGGACATTGGCGCACAGCAGGCCAAACAGCAACAATACAAGTTGTATTGCGGTGGTTTTATCTGTCTCGAACTTGCTGACTATGGCGGTTTCTCGGCCAAAGTCGCCAAGTCAAAGTTCGGCAGATTCTTGGAGCGGTACGACGGCGACTACGCCGACTATGCGATACGCAACAAGTTCCGCGACGAGTCGGACACTTTGATAGCGCCAATCCCCAGTGACGGCGAACTGTCATATGTGCTGGACACTACCGACTATGCACGTTTCGGTATTTGGATAACCGTTTCGGATACGGACGGACGTGTTTCACAATATGTTTCACGACGTATCCCCAAAGACAATAACCGGCCGACATACACGCTTGACCCGAACCACGTTGACGAAAAAACATGGTATGTTAAAAAGTCAGATGATATAATAAGGCGACTCACTACCGGCTATCGACTTGGCAAAATACGGTTCGACGACTCACAAGTCAAGGCCGATTTTGGTTTGATCATCGGAGAACTGTTAGGAAAATAGGAAGGAACAGCAACAATGACAACAGCGGACGTATGGTGTACCATCGCAGTCACGTTCTTCATCACCACCGATTACGTAACCGGCGTGGCGAAAGCCATCATGCAAGATAATCTGAGTTCAAAAAAAATGCGGGAGGGGTTAGGGCACAAGTTCGCCTACCTCATCCTCGTACTGACAGCATGGTTTATCGACGAGATTAATCTGCATGTTGACTTGGGACTACCGGTGTCCGTGTTCGTCTGCACGGTAGGCGGAATTTGTTTGATCGAACTCACATCGATTCTGGAAAACATCACCGCAATTAATCCGGACCTGGCGGACGCGCCATTCATGCGGATTTTCGCCCAATTCACAAGCGGCAAACATAAGGAGGTATAATGGATGGCGTGAAATGGATAGGATCACCAAACCACTACAATGGACGCAACGGATACGCCGTGACACACATAACACTGCACATCATGGTCGGCCATCTCGCGGGAACAGACAGCGTATTCCTAAACCCCGGTTCACAGGCAAGCGCACATTACGGCATTGGCGCAGACGGAGCCATACATCAGTACGTAAGCGAGAATGACGGTAGTTACAGCGACGCCAATTTCGCATCAAACAACTCGACAATCAGCATCGAGCACGAAGGTGGTATGGCCGGTGTGCCATGCACTCAGGCGTGCATGGACGCTTCCGCCAGACTCTGCGCAGACATAGCACGACGACACGGTTGGACGCACCTCTGGCACGACGGACTCAACGGCAACATATGGCTACACCGTGAAGTACCCGGAACAGACCACTATGGATGCCCCGACAGGTGCGTCAACGCGCTGCCGGTAGACCGGATAACCAATCGCGCAAACGAACTACTGAGAGGAGACGATATGAGCGCGGAAGACGTATGGAATTTCAAGCAGAACGGTGTACTAATGCGTGATCGCGTGCAGGGTACGGATGCGGCGGCGAACGCCACGAAGACCGAGCTTTTCCGGCTATCGCGGTGGGACGAGAAGACCCACGCATCCGCCTTGGGCAATCTGGTCGTGGAACAGCCGGTGCAGGGCGGAGCGAAATTGGGCGACCGAGTGGCCGGTATCGACAGCAAGACCAGCCAGCTCATCACTCAGGTGACGGCATTGACCGAGGCGGTCAAGACCCTGGCCGAATCCAAGGGAGCTGACCCCGACACTATCGCCAAAGTTGTGCAGGATGCAGTGAAAGCAAAGCTAGAGAGTCTAAAAATCACCGTGAAAGAACAGTAGCACGGCATAAGGAAAGCCCCTAGGTTATCGGCCTAGGGGCCTTTACTTTATCTCTCACGCCTCCTCAAACGCTTCAATAAAATCATCGGACGGGAACGAATCACAATCATCATATTTCTCAATGGTCATGTCATTGACCAAAGCCACATGATGCAGATTCTCAACAATCACATCAACGTCAAACTCGTCAATGAATCGATCACTGTTCACAATGTAGTCCTCGACGTAATCCTTGATAATCGTGTCGTTAATCATTTTATTTTCCTTTCCCTTGAAGCGGATAATTATACTATAACACAAACAAACGGACAACACGCCCGAAAACAAAACAAAGCAAAACACTAAAACACACCTACCTACCGGTCGG